TGCTGCGCCTTTTGTAAGCCATAAGTCTTCTGATCCCATCGCTCGGCCAGCCACTGGCGAGTGCGGATGCGCTGGACATCGCGCTGCGGATTGCTGTCAGCCATGCTGTCTGCAATGGTCATTGTCTCCACCGCGAGCTTATCGGCGGCTTTCGCTCGCGCACGCGCAATTATATTGGGATCTGTGTCCTCAATCCATTGCTCAAGCGCCCTGCGCCCAATGCCAAGCTCGTAGCAAATCATTGTGTGTGACTTGCCTGCCTCGAACATCGACACGATCATGTCGTCTGGCAGCTCTTCCAGCAACTCCATGTCTTTGCGAAACTTAGGTCTTCCGGCCATCTCTAAACCTTTCTGCCTGTGCGGAATTGAACTTGTATTCCATGGTGTCATTGTCGCTGAATGTCAGATCGTTTTCAAAGTCATCAAAGCCTGTTGCGCCACCAGGCTTGAACTCTGATGTTGGCTTGAAGTTGGTAAGCTGCGCTGTTGGCACAAGCGCCTTAATCTTGATGACTTCCTGCATCCGAGGATCAGCTAGCAGCACCTCCATTTCTTGCATTGACCAGATGTGGTGATTTACCAACTCCTGACGCTGAGTCTGTATCGCTACTGCCTCATTGACTGTTCTGACAATCACCATGGTCTGACCATTCTGCATCTCCCACTCAATCCTCGGTATGGCTGACGCTGGATCCAGTCCCTCTTCAGTTGCCCACTGATCCAGCACGTTGTACGCCCTGATCATTCCCGCCACGCTGGAATCGAACTTCGCCCGATCTTTGGACTCCATCGCTTGATGCAGTCTGTTGTTCTGTAGCCAGAATTTCTCCCTCAACTCACTGTTTACCAAAGTACACAGTCGGTTTTCTCCCCATTTCCTATCGCTGGCAGCCTTGACCGACTCCAACTCCACCAACTTTGATTGAACGTGAATCGTCCAAGGATCTGCCTTTGGACCTGGTTGCTCCACCACTGGATGCTTGTTTGATGTTCTCTTTGTTGCCATCTCATTCCCTCGGTTTCAAATGGTGCATGGGTTACATATCATCGAGTCTTCTAGACTCTCGATTTGTAACTGTAACCATGCAAGCGTCAATTGGTAACATTTGTATATCGTTTGTAACTTGTAACCTGTATGTTTATCCAGCCTCAAAGTCGCTGCTTTTAAACTGTAACCATACAAAATCGTCCCTGATCGCACCCTCGCCTGACTCAATCAGTCGCTGCTTTGCGCGATGCCATGCCGTCTTGAACGTGCCTTTATCCTCATCAGTACACCCCATCTTTGACCACAATTCCTGCCTCCACTGCTCCAATCTGATCGCATGGCGTTGTAAACCATCGATGTACTTTGGCGCTCCATGCTCTTTGACCATCTTCTCTAGGCAGAGCATCTCAAGTCGCTGATTTTTTCCTTTTCCAGAGTTCCCCTTGCTGGCCTTTGATGGCTCAATATGCGTGTCATCGGATGACTGCACTGCCAGGCTGACGATTGGTTCGCTCAATCCCAAGCCTGCTGGCCTGATCTCTACCTCCACCATCTCAAAGCCAAACCTGATCCCCTGCTCTCCATCTTTCTGTTTGGTAGTGGTGAGTACGCCTTTCATCTGCTCGTCAAAGCGCAGCAGCTCCAGCTCTGTATCCACCGCGCCAAGCAGCGAGGAATGGCCGCGCAGTCCTTTGGCGGCGTCCTTACCGCTATGGTGCAGCACCATCAAGGCGCAGTTGAGGAATTCCTGCACCTTACCCATAGCCGTGATAAACGCACCCATGTCTTCTGAGCTATTCTCATTACCGCCGCCAAAGGCTCTGGCGAGCGTATCCACGATGGCTAGGCTGAACTCCATGCCTGTCTGCTCCACCAGCGTGACCACGGCCATCATGAGCGCATTAAAGTCCTCGGCGCTTGATCTGAGGTTGAGCTGGTGTCTGACAATATAGATTGGCGCTCCATCTTCGGTTTGGTGGTGGAGTTTGCAGGCTTTGATCCTTGCGCCGATACCGCCAAAGCCCTCGCCAGCCAAGTACAGCACCGCGCCAGTCTGCTTGACTGGCCTGCCCATCCACGCCCTGCCTGTGGCGATCGCCTCGGCAATGTCCAAGGCAATGAACGACTTGAATGAGCCTGGTGGCCCGTACAGCGCCGTGAACGATCCTTTTGGAATGACTCCCTCAATTAGCCACTCGACTGGCTCGTCCTGTATGGTGTCCCAAGATTCGATCTTGATGGTCTTGGTTGGCTTTGGTGCTGGCGCTTCCTTTGGTGGGTCTGTAGCAAATTCATGTTCAATTGAAGCCTGTTTTTGTACATGAGAATCCTGATGTGTATAAATTTCGTCTGTTTTTAAACATGAGGCTGTAATCGCCTGTAGTCTTTCGGGTATCGTTACATCATCCACGCTGTTGATCTTTGGCGCCGCCTTTACCAACGCCGCCAGCTCTGCTCTGCCGCCGCCTGCCTCAATGAACTCGTATGCGTCATCGCCTAGCTCCTGCAGTCTGAGGTCAACTACCTTAAGTGCCTTGGCGATGGGTAGGATGGCCTCTGCTGCCTTGCGTGCGTAGCTCCAGCCTGACAGATCGTTGTCGGGCAGAATCACCACATTGGCGCCAGCAAAGTATTCGGTAATAGCCTCGGGCCAATGTCCTGCGCCACTGTGCGCGGTGGTCGCCACCACGCCGAGTGACATCAGCGCGTCCACCGCCTTTTCGCCCTCGGCGAGATAGATGATGCGCCCCGCTGTCTTTGCGTCCAGCAGCTCGGGCAGCTTGTATGGGACGATCCTTGCGTCCCCCAATGTCGGGTATCGCTTGCCGTCTGTATCTACTTTGTAGAGCCTATATGTCTTTCCTGACTCCCCTACGCGCAGCCGGTGCTTGATAAACACTGTGACGCGGTCCTCGTCTTGGTACTGCCATTCCTGCTGGAACTCGATCTTTGGTAATGGCTTGATGTTGGCGAGTGGATCGGGGCGCTCCTCCAACTCAGGTAAGAGCTGCATATCCCTGATGGTTTGGAATACCGACTCCTGAGTGCATCCACCATGACAATGGAACAAAGGCTTGCCCTCGTCATCGATGTGTACTGACAGGCTTGGATTCTTGTCGCCGTTGCCTTTGCCATGAGTAGGTACTGGGCAACTTGCTACCCATTGGCCGTTGGCTCTTTTCGCGTTGCCCAAGCTCTTGGCTATTTGTTCTGCTTGCATTTATATGCTGCCATTTTTTTAGAGGAAAAAAAAGCCTGGGGTTTTACGCCCAGGCACATACTGACTACTTCTTAGAACATTTCGTCATCTTCAATGGCGGCAGCCATAGGCGTCTTAGCAGGCACTGGCTTTGGTGCAGGCATCGGCGCGGGAGCTGGTGCAGGCATTGGAGCCACTGCCTGTGCAATGTACTCCTCATCGCTCTGCCCCATACCGGCAGGCTTGTCAATCCAACTCACAATGGTGAAGTTGGGGATGCGTGTAGTGCCTTTGCCGATCTTCTCCAACTTAGATCCTGTGTACTCCAGCACAGGCAACTTGCCTGCATTGGCGGCACGCTGTGCAGCGCACTCGGTGTACATCTTTTCCAGTCCCATGTTCGGACCAACGCCACTTGATGACCATTCACAAGTGCCGATCTCCTTGTTGTAGAACGTGACGATAAAGCCGCGCTTGTGGTCAGGTGTAGGCTGTGCGCCTTTGCGTCCCAACTCTGAGTCGGGTTGCCAGTCGCGGATGCCGACACCAAGTTGGAGCCAGCCTGTTTGCACCGCATCGATGTCAAACACGATTTTCTTGAGCTGGATTTCAGCGCCAAGGTTGTTTGTCCAAGCGTTGGCTTGGGGTGAGAAGCGGATGTAGTTTCCATTACCGCCACCAGAGGATAGATTTAGCATTTTGCGTTTTCGCTTTCAAAAGTTACAGGGGTTGCATTATTGACTCAGACTGCGATCTCTCGCAAGGGTGAGTCCACTTGATACCTTGGCCGTCAATGCGTCCAAGATAACTCTTTGTTCCTTTGGCAGCAGTTTCTCTGCCGCCGTAGGAGAAATTAGTTCAGTCTCAAATATCTGAGAGTCTGTAAGTCCTGCGTCAGTTAGTGCCTGACGCGCTGCTGTTGAATCAATCCATTTGCGCGATGCGCGTTTAGGTTGGAGTTGCCAGCCTAGTAGCACTACACCACCCTCCATCTGCTTTGTGGCGTGATCCTTTACCGCCTCAATGAACTTCTCTACCATCGGTGCGCGGTCCAATATGGCGCTGATCTGTGCAGGCGTGAGCGCCAGCATCACCTCTTTGATGTCCTCTTTGGACATGATGGTAATGTCAGGTTGCGCCGCCACAATGTCGAACTGCTCTTTCTGTGCAGAGCAAATGTGCTTGGCTGGACACCACTGGCAGGCTGATTCTGATGGGTTGTAGCGCGGTGCATCGCTGACAGCGTCATTGATCGCAGGCAGTAGCACTTCTGTCTCCCACACGCCCAGCTCATCCACGCTCATGCGGTGAATGCGCTTCTCGCCGTGATGGGGTTGGATGATTTGGAACTCGACTTCTTTGGGCTTTTGGCTGTGATGCAATAACGCACCAAGCGCGTATATCTTCATCTGCTCTGAGTCAGCGTCAACGTAGCCACGGCCTGTTTTAAGGTCAGCAATAATCAGCTTGTCCTGAGATATGCCCACCACATCGGCAGTGCCTTGTAGCGAGAACTGTGGCGTTTGGTAGAGCTTAAAGAGCTGCTCCACCTTGACATGGCCAAGCTCATCTTGAATCGCCCATATTGCCTGCAAGTGTTCCAAGGCAAAGGAGCAATTCTCCTCAGTCATGGTAATGCCCTCCACCACTTGGCCGACAAACTTCATGGGGTCGGTGTCGAGCTGAAAGCAAGTCTCGGCCAGCGCGTGAATGGCAGTACCAATCTTGGCGGCCTCCCCACTTTCTTGGTAAGGCACAAGCGTTGACAGTCTGGCGCTGGCAGGGCAGGCGATCCAACGTGATGCGGATGACGGCCTGAGTTTTAAGGGTTGGTTTTTCATTTTTCTGTTTGGTTGTTAATCAGTAATGAGTAAGCAATTTGTCGAACTTCATTGCTTACCGAGAATCCCAAGTCCTCGGGATGCACCAAGCGTTTAAGGAATTCTGTATTTGCTTTGTTGATTTGGCGCTGGTACTCAAGCTGCGAGCCAAGCCAAACAATGTGTTCTCTCAATGTGTTTCGTTCTTTGTCATCCATGACGCAACCCCCAACAAGCAATGAGCGCCGCATCTGCTCGGCCATCATCTTTCTTTCGTTTGAAGTAGTCCACGTTGTATGGAAACAGCTCCATGGCACGCGCCCTTGCGCCGTCCTTACCACCTGTCACCCCCATCGCCTTTTGCCATGTCTGTGGCGTGATCAGAGTGGACTTGATGGATCTCGCTGCAATGACACCCTCAATCGCGCCAAGGCTGCGGCCAAAGCTAAAAACGCTGGTGACGCCCTGCCCACTTCGGGCTGCCACTTTTTCTATGTACGCCTCGTCTGGCTTGAAGTCATTGAGGATGGTGATCAATTCGGGGATGCTGATCTGGCGCTTGGCTTTGCCGTTGCGTATCAGCGAGACTGTGGGCATATCGAAAATGCCTGTCAGAGTCTCACCCTGCATCATTGCAATTGCGCCTGACAAGCCAACGTCAATGCCAATGATGCGGCGCGGTTTGAATGTACTCATTTGACGGCGTCCTCCATGGCCTTGTTTAGGACTGTGAGGCGAGCTGATACCAAAGCGTCAGCAGCCTGATCCAAGCGCATTACTGATCCATACAATGGCTCTGTGGTCCCACTCATCCAGCGGGATACCTGCGCCTGATCAATCTCCGCTACGCGGCAGACATCGCTCATCTTGTAGCCGGCGCATTCGACTTTGTGCCGTATGGCATGGAGTGCTTCTTGTGAAATCGTTTTCATGTGAAGTATGTTAACCTCAATTTGTGGAAAGCGTCAAGTGTAAGAGAAAAAAAGGGGATCAACTCACGCTGACCCCCCAAAGGCAACTGGCAGTAAAACCGCCAATGCTGAGTTTACAGCAGTAATAGTTGACTAGTTTGTAAGGTCTAATAAATAGTTGTTGATGAGTTCGTCAATTTTGTTATGATTCTTCCATCAACAACGCAACCCCAAGGAGATTTTCAAATGACAAACGCAACACAAACAACCGCCCAAGAAGAACGCAACATCAATATGTATGGAGTCGCTGATATTGATGCTTATGTGGAATCGGTCAAAGAATCCATCACATATCAATTTACAGGCGCAAATATGGTTGTAGCTGGCCTGATGTCAGATGCTCAAGAATTGATTGCTGGTGGCGCACAAAACCGCAGCCGCCAAACACTCAACATTGCAAAACACATTTTGTTTTTGATCATGGATGGCGAATTGGTCGGAACAGTAGAGCGCAAGTAAATAACCAGGAGGCTTCGGCCTCCACCTTTAAGGAGACACCTCAAATGAACCACACCCAGCACCCCTACATTGAGCAAGCAAGGCGCTTAGACCGCCGCGCTGACTCTGCCCTTGACTTCCTCACCGCCATCGCTATTGGCGTTGGCTTTGCCCTGTTACTGGCCGCATGGTGGTCGTCTTGACCGACCTTCAAGACTTCTGCCAAGAACCGCGCAGCATGGCCGAGCTGGAGGATGGCGGCTTTGAGCGCGTCAAGGTCTACGCTGCCGTCAAGCGCGGTGACATCAAGAATGTCAATGCCACAGACGCATGGGGACGCAAGCAGCGCGGTAAGGGCCTGTTTGTGTCTACCATCACACCGATCCCCTACAACGCCACGCTGTTAGTTCATGCCTGGTCAAACCCTCAACCCCAAGGAGATACTCATGTCTAAGAAAATGCAAGACGAAATAGACGACGAGGTGCAACGCTTCATGTCATCGAACAAGCAAGGCATTCGCTTGATGGCCGTACATGAAGTTGAACAGCTCATCCGCAAGACCATCACTAGCGGCACTGTGCTTGGCTGGACGCATGGCGAGTCATTTCAGCGCGAGCGTATGCAGCGCCAGCTCGATCAGCTCGACTACGAAATGAAGTGCATTAAGGACCGCCTTAAAGACGCGGAGATGGAACTACTGGCGGTGCAAAAATGAATCCAATACCTACACCACCACCCCCCAAGCCTGTTGATGTGCAGGCCACTTGGCGGCGCTTTGGCTGGACACCACCAAGTGAGGCCAAGCCATGCAAACCGCAATAATTTTTTTCTTGATGGCTTTGTTTGGCATGGCAGTGATGATCATCACGTTGTTTTGCTTTGTGTGGGTACTTTTAAATTTTGAGGTTGAATGATGAAAGAGAAGACAGAGCTGGGTCGCGCTATCACGCTGCGCCTCACCCAATCAGAATACGCTGAGTATGTAAGGCTTGGCGGTATCAAGTGGATGCGGATGTTCCTGCAAATGAGTGCAGGCATTCAGAAAGAGATTAAGGTGAATAACAAATGAATGATAAGAAGAACGCATTCGACTGGCGTGACGGCACACCATCAATCTGGACAAGAGATAAGGAAATGCGCCAAATAGCGCAAGGTAGAGCATGGGGACAGGCAGCGCAGGCCAAGATAGGACTTGAGTCTAAGCAGCAAGTAACTGTTTACTCTCACGCCAAGCCTAGCAAGCAAAATTCATAATTGCACTTGTCACAATTTGGCGATAGGATTTTAATTGGCAATCGTGCCATTAAAGGAGCTTTTAATATGTACAAAATTGAAATTGAAGTTGGCGAGTATGACTGGTCATCAACTGAAAAAGTGACCATTGAAACAAATGACTTTGACAAGATCGCAATAATCCAAGAATTTATCGAATTCCAAAAAGACCATGGATGGTGCGTTGACTATGACGTAACAGAGGAGTACGAATTCAACCAGTGCGATGAAGAAGTTGAAGACTACGAAATTGAAGAAGTTGAAGAAGATGAAGAGTACGAAATCGGTGACTGGTACTACGCTGAAGACGGGACAGTGTGGGAACGCATTGAGTGATAGGTAAGGGGGCTAATCACCCCCTTTTTTATTTGGCCATCATGTACAGGCCAACATTGCTAAATGAATAACCTATGAATGTAATGCCCATCCAAAATTGGCCTTTATTTATCTGATCTATGCCAATTCCTAGATATATAAGTCCAACAAGCGCAATTAGCCAGCTAGACATCGTAAACTTTCCCGCGAAACTCAATCTTTCCCTCATCCCACTTGTGGACTAGTTCTGGCCATAGCAACTTGCCCTCATGAAACGTAAGTACCGCAAAGCCTGACCGCCAGTTGGTTGGCGAGTCTTCTAGATAGTTCATGAATTGAGGTCCATCAGTCTCTGCCAGAGTGCCTGTATCAACGCCAAATCGGTTGCCGTTGTAGTCAGCAAATGGTGTCACCTTAAGGCTGTGCAGATGGCCTGTGACGATTGTGACCCCAGCGTTAACAGTATTGTTGTGTGTAGCGTGTACACCGCCTTTCCAGCGGTGCTTGACAGTTACATTCTCTGTAGGCCAGCAGCTCCAGCATGGCTCCCATGTCGGGAAGTGGTCTTTCAGCGAAAAGCCTTTTACAAATTCATATTGCGGCGCATTGCAGGCGAGTCGGTTTTCAAAACGTGCATCATGGTTTCCCAATGTCCACACCAGCTTGACATTGTGTCGTGCTTTCTTGGCAGTATCATCAATCTCACCTAAAGCAATCTCGCAGGCTTTCAGCTCTTGGATTACTGATGGCGTTGAATCCCATCCAATGCGAGGATAGCGAGAGATAGAAGCGCCATCAAATACATCTCCATTGGCAATAACAGCCTTTGGCTGAAACTCTTTAATCGCCCAAAGAAGTCCCTTGTACGCTGTCGTGTGGATGCCAGGCCAGAAGTGAGCATCACTAAAAACAATAACAACGCCATT